TAGATTTCTGAACATACTCAAGTAATGCAAAAGTCAGAAACGTTACTCAGTTCCATTGAAAAGTTCTACTCGGCCGATCCGAAAAACGCCCAAGTGCTCCTCGATATCTTGAACAAGAAGAAGGGTACCGTGTCACTGAGGAACCTCGAATGGTTCATTACCAATTATGCCAAGAAGAACAATTTGCAGTACACGACCAAAGATGGTAAATCGTTCGTCTTGCATTGCAGCTACAATTCTACCTTGGACGGGTACAGCAAGAAACTGTTTGATCCGTTCTGTCGCTCAGATAAGTTCAATTATGATGTACCCGGTGGGACCTCCCCGGTCCAAACCACCGTCGCCCAACTCAATTTCATACGGTGGTGTATCAAGAACAATATTATTGATTATATCGAGACCAACAAGAATTCACTGTTCACGAATAAGAAGTCACCGTGACAAATCCATCTTTGAAATAGAGGTTTTTAAATCCTATATTGAACACGTTTAGAATATATACGTTGTTTTTTATATCGGAATAATTCAATAAATTTATATTGAGCGTATGTTTCACACTCTTGTCCATGATGGTATAATTTTCAAACCCTGATGGATACTGGGAAAATATATCATCGACAAAATTATACATGTAAAAATTACCTAATGGTTTGAAAAGATTAGTTCTACCGTATGTATCTAATCGAAAATAAATAGAACCGTATTGCGTTTTATAATCAGTTGTTTGTTTAAATCCTATATCATTTTCTAAACTCGTTATTGAACATTCTGATATACTGGGATAGTTTAGTGCGTACTGAATAAACGTATTCGCATTGGCATTCAAATCGTTGAAATTAAAAGGAAGTATCCATCTATTCGGTTTTTCGGAATAATGGGATCGGTTAAGAAAATTCGTGGTGTTGAGTGTATTTGAAGTGGATGTTTCTACGGTACCAGGATTGAAATTTATATACGTGTTATCTTTTCTATTCAAGTACCAATATATAGCTTTGAGAGGGATATTCGATTGTAAATTTATTTTAATACTACTAGGAGAAGTACTACTATTTGTAATAGAAGCTGCAGACGACTTGACACTTTCTACGTTGTCTATATCCATAGTAACTTGTTTTTCAATGACCGAATAAGGTATATTAATCTCTGATTTCATCATATAATGTCGTTCGTATTCACCGAGTACAATCTCTTCGGTAACCAGTGTCACTTTAGGAAGTGACACGTTATATGGCGAATTGGTAAAGTATTCTTGAGGTTGAAATTCGACGGAAATACATATTTTTTGATTGTATATAGAACATAAAGGAAACCCTTTTATTTTTTTGTTGTACTTGTAATTATTAATAAACGAAAATGGAACCGGTGTAAAAACTGAAATACCTTCGCCAAATATGACGTTAGCTGACCTTGTATCATTATATACTTTTCCCGAAGTGAATAAAGGAAAACATATATCAGTAGTGCCGAGGTACGTTTGTAAATCACCGTTTGTAGCTGGAGTCAAATTGATTTGAGAATTGAAATCTGTTGCTGCAAGATTAAAATACCCGCTGTCTGAGTTAATTACATCTATAATTTGTTCATCCACCGTAAACTTGAACTCTTTAAAACATATCAAACCTGGTAAAGGAGCCGTAAAATATTTTTTATCTTTTAAATCACGACTTGCCCGATCATCAAAAAGATTGGAGGTGTTCGGATACTCAAACTTGATCCACATACCCGTAAGTAAATCACCCATCGTCTTGGGGTTCAAGTTGAAATTTATAGTATTACCAAATGGCCAACGTGGTGTGTTTTCTCCAATTTTTTCATAGTACCGGAACGTTTTTGTAAACGACGAATGTTGTTGGAAATTATAATTGCTTATACGATGTATATTTTTGAAATCACATAGCTCTGTATCTTGACGACCTACGGCATGCAAACCTATTTGAGACCCTTGCATTATTACTATTACGTAGCGATCTTTTTTTTAATTAGTACACGGCACTGGACATATTGTCCATATTCAAATTAAAATCGGATGCACTCGTGAACATCAGACCACCCATACCATCTTTGATTTTTAGTATATTATTACTTCGTGCATACACGTGTAAAACTCTATCACTGGTCGCTGGTACAAGATTTATAGTGAGTAGTTTTTCACGTATCCTACTGAAATTTACTTGTCCGCCAGGATTGTCATCGTACGAGTTCTCGGCAAACGTATACGAATAAAATAAAGGATCTATCGAATTAATGTTATCAGCTCCGACAATAGTCGAACCTATCGATGAACTAACCCTGAACTTGTTTGTCATGTTGCGTACATTGTACAAAAACATAAAATGACCAGAGTCTTCGGGGTCTATTATAGTTTCGCCATTAAAGTCGATGCGAATACCCGTAAGATGATGTATGTAATTATTCATGAAAAGTAAAAGACTTCCTGAATATGTTATATCAACGTAGTTGTAGTACAAAGCATTTCCGTACTGCTGAACAAGTTTGTATACAGTTTGGTAGTAAAAGGTATTACCAGTATCGGAAAAGGGCAGCTGTAAACGAGTACCGTAAGCACCCATGTACAAAGCATTTTCAATTTGTTCTTTTGTTCGGAATGACAAACTTAACGTATTCACCGGATTTATAAAATTCAATTTCAGAACGTGTGTATCAGCAAAAGCAGGCACGTGCGAAGTTTGTAATTGGTTTTGTAAAATGATGTACGACATGGTACTGTTTATAATCTTGGATCGTACTTCGTCAGGTACGATAGCATACTCGAAAGGGACTGACAATAATATGAGAGGATGTGCTGCTTCATCGGAAGGGTTATTTTTCGTACTCACCGGATAATTCGTAGAATAATTAAAAGACCCGTCGGTATTTACACTTGTTACTATATCAGCCGTAATTTGTTCTTTTAAACGGGACCACTCTCGAACTTTAATAACCAGTTCCACTTTATGTTTAGTAAGGGCGCATAAGGGTATACCGAGGTGATCTTTACGGTAAAAGTAAAAAGGAATTTCCCAAATCAATTGATTAATCGGACTTGTTTCATTCACTGTTTGTGTTTTACTAAATGTAGTAGCTGATGTAAATGTCGAATCTTGATCTTCGAGTGTCATGTTTCGAAAATTAAAAAACTGAGTATGATCAGTCGTAACACGTTCAATTAACTGACCACCTATAAACAAATCGCAGTACTCAATTAATGTATATACACCCATAAACGATATATAGTTTCGAGGTACGATGACCTTTACGAACAAACTGGTAAGTATATCACCTTTTGTTGGTATAGTAACTCGCACAGTCGAACCGTACGTGACATCTTGGCCACTGTTATTATCGATAACGTACTTATGATATTTACCTTGCACACTTTTAAAATTTTGACTGAAATATGTCTTTTGCGGATCACCTGTTATGTACACGTCTTCGTGACCAGTAATAATCTTATTTATTCGACCAGTGCTCATGATCCTTTATATATATTATATTTACTTTTTAAGTATAGGGTTATGAAACGCAAATCGAGCTACTCCTTCGTTTGGTAAAAAGGCCAGTACATTCAACGATTCGGCATATATGTACACTGATCGAGGTTCAATTGGTTGACCAGATACATTAGGGTACACCCCATTTACATCCGCCGAGAACATGTTGAGTTGTATATAGGGATATCGAACCGCACTGAAATTAAGTGTACCAGTTGGAATTTCAGAAAACGGATCAAGTGCAAAACTGTACATATAACTTGGTCCCGTGAGAACTTTTGATGAAAAGTTTGGATATAGTTCCTTGGTATCGGAAACAACATTCATCGTGCTTATGATATTCAGTATAGTCGACTGAAAAGGAGTAGCACTATGTACAACACGTTCAACATGACTTAAAAATTGATAATTCGCTATTTCACTATTCAAAAAAACCTCATTATCAAACTCGAGTTGAATACTTTGTATATGATGACCCCACGCTTTACCTTTATCCAATCGAGCTTTGTTTTTTCGTTCACTGTACTGATTGCGGTATATCATCCCTTTCGTGTTGTCGTACCGACCAAAAAAATATAAACATTTTACCGGGTTTGTGAATTCAAGTAGGGCTTTCACGGAGTTTGAGGTACCAACTGGTACAACCTGTAGTTGTTTTTGGGTAATATAATGTATACAAGGTTTACTGGAAATAGTCTGAAAATCTTCATCGGATATATAAGCAAATTCGACTGGTACGGATAAATCGACAAGATGTAATGGTCCTCCGCCTTGTATAGTCAGATCGACCGGATTTCGTAAATATGTCAAATTTTGGGCGTACTCGATGTTTTTTATAAGCATATCTTCCCAAGGTCGTAACTTGAAACGTAATTTGATTTCTTGTTTTTTTAAAAGACACATTGGTACAGCCAGTGACGGTACATTCATAAAGTAAAAAGGAATAGGGAAAAATATACTGCGATTACGATCAGTCGTATAACATTTCAATCGATCTTGTCCAATTTGGGCTAGACCGTTTGGTGGTATATACTCCGAGATGTTTGATATATCACCGCCAAAATTTTCGTTGAACGTTGGTGAATTCATATCACTCGAAAACCTCGTTTCATAATAGAGACACATATAGTACCCATCCACGCGATCGATTATCGTATCGCCTATCACCAGCTCAATATATTCGAATATATGAAGACCCGGTGATCCCGTGTATATGTAATCGGAGAATGTAGGTGGTAAAGTCATTTTGACAAATATCGTTTTTATAAAGTCACCGTATCTATCTATATCCATTTCTATCAATTGTCCGAAATCAGCCGGAGTTTTAGGTCGGCAGGTGTGCACTTGGGTGGTATACTTGCTGTACCTCTTGTAGACAGACAAAAAAGGAGAAAGCTCCATTACTTATTTGTTGATGACATTTTTAATAGATCACTCTTCCACATCTTCAAGGTTGTCGTACTTTGAACACTTTCCAGGCTGTCTTTGGCCACTTTGACGTCACTGTTCAGTTTCTCGACGTGTTCGGACGTGTACTGATACGTCTTGATATTGAACAAGTAATCGTAAGAAGGTCCATCAAACTTGAGGCTTTTTAGATCGCGCTCAATATCACTTCTGTTCCGTTTGAATATCGTCAAAGATCCATCAATGACCATCTGGATGAACCGCGCTTTGTTTTGAAGGACCGAAAGTTCTTCGGTCAGTGTTTTGACGAGGTACTCTTTGCGTTTCTTGTAGTAGTCGATCCGGATCTCCAAGAAATCCACCAGGATTTCCTCGGCGCTGGCGTACTTCCTGATCCCTTTCACGGGATGGAACAAGTGCATATTGGTTGTATGGAACACCTTCTCCATCTTGAAATCTTTGACCGGGGTGGTACCAGTGTACCCATAGATCGAGAAGTTGACCTGTTCGGTCGTACTGTTGTTCTCATAACTCGTAATAACTTTCTTCTCGACTAGGGTGTCGAGGTACTCCTTGAAATCCTGGGTCCATCGACCTGGTGGGAGCTCAGTGATGCGGTACGTTGTCCCTTCGCACGTGTATGTTCCACAAGCGGTCCAGGTCGTTTCGTCACTCTTATTGATTACTCCTCTGAACCCTCTGAACCACGGGTTCATAGGTTTCATGGGTTTTCCACTAAGTGCCAACTGGATGTTCTCGACTATATCCGATGGACTATAAGGTGGGACGTACGAGCTGAACCCTGTCCCGATCCCTTCGGATCCATTCACCAGGACCATCGGTACCACCGGGACAAAATAGTCCGGCTCTATGCTTTTCCCGTCGTCCATCAAGTAACTCAGTACATTATCGTCATGTTTGTCAAATATTAACCGGGTCACCGGGCATAATTTGGTGTAAATGTACCTGGTCTGGCTGCAATCTTTACCCCCCATTAACCTGGTTCCAAACTGACCACTAGGCTCCAACAAGTTCATATTGTTGGACCCCACACAGTCATGGGCCAACTTCACGATCGTATCGGCCAAAGAGGTCTCACCATGATGATAACTGGTTTTTTCCGAGACGTAGGCAGCCAACTGGGCCACCTTCATATCCTCGGTCAAGTTCTTGGACAAACAGGCGTACAGGACTTTGCGCTGCGAAGGTTTGAACCCGTCGACCATACTGGCAATCGATCGCCGCAAATCGGCCAAACTGAAATTG